CGCCGCGCCTGGCTTGAGCAGGTAGCTGGTGCGGCGCGTGATGACGCCGGGGCCTTCGTCGTCGTCTTCCGCGTCCATGATCCCCGACACCGCGACACCGGCGAGAGTGCCGGCGACCGCGAAGTCGGCGAACATGGGCGTGAAGTCTTCGACCATGGCTGGCTGCCGCCGCTTACGCGGTGAGCGCGTCTTCCATGCTGGCGAACGACACCAGGTTGCGCACGGCGATGTCGACGTCCTGCAGCGCCACCACGCGCACCGTGCCGGCGGTGCTGCCGCTGTACGGGTCGACCATGATGTCCAGGCCGCCCCACATGCCGATGAGCAGATCGGCCCAGTTGCCGAACAGGATGGCCGAAGCCACCGAGCTGCCGCCCTTGGTCAGGTTGCTCGGCACGGCGTTGGTGACGCCGGCGCGGTAGCCGTTCAGCGGCATGTCGCCGGCTTCCCACACTGGCATGCCGTTCGTGCTGGCGAACTTCTGCGTGGTCTTGAGCTTGCCGCGCACCTTGGCGTTGGTCAGGTAGCCCATGGTGCCGACATCGGCGTTGGCCACGGCCACGGCCGTTTCCAGCTCGATGATGTTGGCCCAGGTGGGCGCCGCGCCGTCCGTGCCGCCCACTGCGGTGGGGCTCAGCAGCGTCAACAGGCCGCTGGGCTGGTTGCTCGCGCCGCTGCCGTTGATGGCCGCGCCCTGGATGGCCAGGCCCAGCACCGTGGCCAGGTCGTTGCGCACCATGGCTTCCACGTCCAGCGAAGACTGCAGCAGCAGGCGGCGGCTGATGTCGGTGAACGCGCCAACCGTCTTGGGCGTCATCGTCACCTGGGCCAGGGTCTGCTGGCTTTCCGTGGGGGCCGAGTTCTCGGCCACCCAGTAGTGCGTGGCACCGGCTGACAGCTTGGGGATGGCGATGTTGCCCACCAGGCCGGTGAGCATGCGCGTGCCCATGCCCATGATGACCATGGCATCGCGCAAGGCGTCGATGAAGTTGCTGGCCTGCAGCTCGGTGGCCACGGTGAAGCCGCCCGCGTTGTTGGTGCCGGCGGTCAGGTCGCGGCGCTGCACCTTCTGCACGTCGGTGGGCAGCCAGAAGCCGCGCGCCGACTTGCCCAGCACCTTGGCCGCGGCTTCGCTGGCCTCGCGTTCGAAGGCGGCAGCGCGCTGCGCGTTCACGTCGTTCGGGTTCACCAGCGCATTGATGGCGCGCAGGACGCTGAAATTGCGGGCTTCGCTGGCGGTCAGGCCGATGTCGCTGCTGGGCAGCGGCTTGGTGGTTATCTTCTCGATGGCCTCGCGCTGAAATGCCTCGACGGTGAGGCCGCGCTGAATGGCCGACATGGCGAGTTCGGCGCCGCCGGGGATGGTGATGGCGATCTTGCTGATCTCGGCGGCGTGGTCGCGCTTGGCTTCCACGGTGACTTCGGGTGCGCTCATGGCTGGGGTTTCCTTTGAACTTGTTTCGGTGGGGGGTGCGGCCACTTCGGCCTGGGCGCGGGTTACGGCAGCTGTGACGGCTTTCAGCACTGCCTGCCGGTCGACGCCGCTTTCAACATGCACAGCGGTCTGAACGACCACGGCCCGCGGGTTTGCTGCGGTGTCGGCGTGCTCGGCGCTGCGGCCGATACCGACGGAGGCGTCAGCCGGCACAGAGACCAGGCTGATTTCGTAAGGCTCCCAGTCGGTGACGCGGTAGGTGTCCAGCCCATCGCGCTGCTCGACCAGCTTGGCCTCGTGAATGAGGTAACCCACCGAAACGTTGCGGCGGATGCCGTCGACAACGTCGCGGAAGACTTCCTCGGCGCGGGCGCTCTTTCCGAAGCGCACCACAGCACGGACCACCCGGTCCGCACCTGTTTCGATGTTATCGATCACGCCAACGACGTCGCGCGTGTCGTGATCGCAGAGCAGATTCGCGCCGGCGCGCAGCCGGCCCGAGCGCATGCCGGTGGCGGTGCAATCCAGCACCTCGACGCCCCAGTGGCGCTCGACCGGGGCTTCGCTGGCGAAGGCGAGCTGCACGGTGCGCGCTTCTTCGTTGACGGCTGCGCGCTCGACCAGCAATGCGCGGCTTTGCTGTTCAGCGATGCCGGCGGGGCGTTTTGCGTTCATGCGCTGCACTGTCAGCGCGCGGGGGTGAAATCTCTAAGGCAAAGATTTCAGTGCCGGCACGCTATCTACGGCGCCGCTTGCCGATGGCCAGCATGACTTCAGCGCCATCGCCCACACGCCGCCCAGCCAGGGTGTCGCGCGCGTTGCGGCGGTAGTAGGCCGTCGGCGATTCGGCCTGCGCCGGTTGAGGCGCCGGCGGCGTGATGATGGCCGGCTCACCGTTGCCGTGCAGGTGCACGAGGTTTGTGCTGCCGTGGAAGTGCGCCATGTCAGACCGGGGTGTAGACCTTGACGCCGGCCGCCGAGCCGTTGGCACTGCTGGTCACCACCAGATGCGGCACCGTCGTGAGCGCCACGTTAGGCAGCGTCAGCACACCGCTCAGGCTGGTGGTCTGATTCGACCAGGTGCAGGAAAGCGTCATGTCGGACAACCTCACCGCCATGACCTTGGCGATCAACGTGCCGCCGAGCGTGATCCCGTTTTCATCCTGCAGCGGCTCGGTGGTGATCGTCGGCACATACGGCACCAGCGGCAGCAAGGTGACGGCAGTGGTCAGCGGCAGGCTGAAGTTGCCCGCGGCGTCGCGCGCGCGCATCTCCAGGCCGTCGGTGCTGGCCGGCGTGCGGCCGGTGATGTTGACGCTTCTGCCGCCGCTGAGAATGTCCGTCCAGGCGCCGCTGCCGCCCAGGCGCCACTGGTAGCCCGTCACGCCCACGGCATCGCCGGCCGCCGGGCAGGTTGCGGTGTAGCTCGTGCTCGTCAGCGCGGTGATCGTGATGCTGCCGGTCAGCGTCGGCGCGGTAGTGTCGGCCGCGCCGATGACCGCGCCGCCCGTGCCCACGTTGTCGGTGAGGACCGTGCTGCTGGTGGTGTAGGCGCTGTCTGCAAAGCCGGATTTCTTGGCCCTGACCCGTGCGCGGTACGGCGTCACCACCGTGAGGCCATCAGCCGCGAAGCTCACTGCGCCGCCGGCCGTGGGATTGGCCGCGCCGGTCGCCGTCACCCAGGTGCCGCTGGCGCTGGCTTCGAGTTCAACGTCGAAGGCCGTGGCCGCCCCGCCTGCGCCTGGCACCCACGTCACCAGCATAGTGGTGCCGCCCGTGGCCGTGAGGGTCACGCTGGCCGGCGCTCCTGCGGCAACGTCAGGCGCAGCCTCGCCCATCGACGCATAGATCGGGCCGTTGCCGGCCGTGAACATCGAGGCGTAGACAGCTGGCATGCTTTAGCTCGCGGTTGCGGGGCCGGCGAAGGCGCGCAGCGCGGCGCCCTGCGTCGTGGTGCCGTCGCTGTTGGTGACCAGGAGATACCCGACATCCCCGATGCGCTTGGCGGTGCCGGTGATCGTGGCGGTAAATACGCCGCTTCCATCGGTAGTGCCCGCCGCGCCGCGCGCCGTGGGGGCCGCCGTCATGAGGTTGGGCGTCACCACATCGAACCAAGCCCACTTCAGGCCGGTCAGGCTCGCGGCTGGCGTCGTGCCGTCCGTTGTCAGCGGCACGCTCACGGTCGTGGCGATGGGCTGCAGCACCGTCAACGTGGCCGCGCTCGATGTTGCGGCCGGCGACGTGTCGCCCGTCGCTTCAAACGTCCAGCTTGAGGCGTTGTCACCGATCAGCAGGGTGGGCGTGGTGTAGCTGGCCGACACGCCGCCCGTGACCGCGAAGGGGCTGCCGACGTTGGTGCCGCCCTTCTTGGCCTGCACCGTCAGAGAGCCGCTGCCAGTGACCGTGAACGTGAAGGTGGCCGTGCTGCCCACGGTGCCGGTCTGGTTGCCGGGCTGCACGCTGAAGGCCGGGGCAGTGCCCGCAGCGTTCACGGTCAGCAAGGCCCAGCTGCTGAAGACCGTGCCGCCCGACCACGCAACCGCGGCCCTGTACTGATACCCGTTGCGATGGTCGCCCGTGCTGACTGCCGTTGCGCCCGTGGTGTAGCTCGTCGCCGTCGCACCCGTGCCGCCCACAACGCTGCCCGCGCTCGTGCTGCCGCCGTCCGTGCTGTATTGCCACTGCACGCCGGTCGAGGTGCCGGTGATCGTGACGCCGAAGGTGGCCGTGCCCGGTGCGGTGACCGTGGCGGCGCTGGGGGCGCTGACAGTGGGGGCGGTGCCCGTTGCTTTGTAGGCAACGATGACGGCGCTGATCCAGCCGTCGCTGCTGGTCGTTACCGTGCCTTGCTCGCCCGTGCTGGTGCCCGACTTGACGACGTAGTTTGCATAGCCGTCCACGCCCGAATACTCGGTCATGTTGTCGCCAGAAGCCCAGCCTGTCGGCCCGGTGAACGTCATGCTCCGGTCAACTTGGTACACCGCCACCATCGGCCCGGCCACCGTGGTGTTAATCCCACTCGGCCGGCTTGCGCGGGCCGTGGTCCCACCAATGGAGTCGGTGCCTGTGTTGCCGGATGCCTCCACGTAGCTCGTTGCAGCCACTTCGCTGAACT